ATGATGCGCACCTCATCCAATCATTTTTTTGAGCGTATTGATCATATTCTCAAGAATCCCGCTTTTAAGGTGAAGCGTGGTGACCTACGCGATACGTACAGTATCCAGACTATTTTTGAAGAGTTTGCTGGACTCGCATTTGAGCGTGTTGAGATTTATAACCTTGCTGCACAGAGTCACGTACGCCACTCCTTTGATATTCCTGAATACACGGCCGATGTAGATGCTCTTGGTGTTCTCCGATTCTTAGAATGTATGCGCCGTTCTCCCATCAAGGATCGCATTCGCTTTTACCAGGCGAGTACAAGTGAACTCTATGGAAATCGCATTGGAAATGGCGTGACGGTTCTCTCTGAAACGACTGGATTTGAGCCGTGCTCTCCCTATGCCGTTGCAAAACTCTTTGCCTATTGGTCTGTTCGCAATTACCGCAGTGGCTATGGTCTGTATACATGCAACGGTATTCTTTTCAATCATGAATCACCTCGTCGTGGAGCCGATTTTGTGACACGTAAGATTACCATAGCCGTTGGAAAGATTAAGCGTGGCGAGGAGACCTGTGTTGAACTCGGTAATCTCGATGCTAAGCGTGACTGGGGGCATGCTCGCGATTATGTAGAAGGTATGTGGCGCATTTTACAGCATGATACGCCTGATGACTGGGTGCTGGCGACAGGTGAGCAGCACAGTGTTCGTGAATTCCTGGAGATTGCCTTTAGTCATATTGGCATCCAAATTGTCTGGCGCGGTGAAGGTGTGGATGAGAAGGGATATGACGGCCTTACAGGAGATATCCGCGTAAAGATTAACCCTGCCTTCTTCCGTCCAAATGAACTCCATACACTGATTGGAGATCCGAGCCGTGCAGAGAGCGCCCTTGGATGGAGTCGAGAGTCTACATTTGCCTCACTTGTAAAGGAGATGGTAGATGCAGATTGTCTAAGCAAGCCTTAAAGAAACTACTTGATACATAGACATAGAACATGTCTGAAATCAAAGAGTACGAGGAACGCGATGGTGAGTTTATCCGGATTTTGCGCTATTATCCAGAGGGCTCCCTAAGTTTCCAGACGGCCAAACAGAAGATTGATATTCTTAATACAGTTCTTTTTGGACGGACGCTATTTGTAAATGGAGTTCTACAGTCTTCCGTAGCAGATGAACACCTCTATCATATGAGTCTAGTCTCAGGTGTACATGAAGGCCTTGCAACAAAGTCTCGCATCTGTATTCTTGGAGGTGGTGAAGGTGCAACAGCACGCGCTGTTCTAGCACGCATTGGAGAGCGTACGGATGCGCATATAACAATGATTGATTGGGACAGTGAACTCGTTGCGCATTTCCGTCAAAATGAGCCGCGCTGGACAACCAAGTTTCTTGGAGGAAATGTCTTTGATGATCCGCGTCTCACAGTGGAGCACAGCGATATTTTTAAGATTCTCGAGGAGCCACGTGTTTATGATTGTATCTATGTAGACCTCGTGGATCCTGATATGAATGAGCCACTCTGGACAGGTCTATTTGAGAAATTGCTCAACTGGATGCCTGAAGGTGGTGTTATTACCATTAATGCAGGTGGCTGCTATCCTTGGGATATGGCAGGTGTAGATGCAATTAAGATTCTTTACAGTAATCTAAATATTCCTGACTTTTATATTAGTCATTCAAAGGTCTTTGTTCCCTCCTTTGGCCGTGAATGGGCCTTTGTGCGTATCACTGTACCACCCAAGGGCACACAGTTTGGAATGACCTATTTTGATGTAGTTGCACTTGATAGACAAGGGTGCTAAATTTGAAGTGAGCCTGCCAACCAAATAACTCCTATAAAAATGAGTCTCAAAATCATCCTTGGCCCCATGTTCGCAGGAAAGTCGTCTGAACTGCTCGGCACCATTCGTAAGTATAATGCAATTGGTTGGCCCATCTTTGTGATTACTCACAGTAGCGATACTCGATACAGTGAGAAACCTGAAATTGTAAGTCATGATAAGGAGAGATATCCTGCACTTGCAGTGAGGTATCTTGACAATATTCTACCTACCCTGCTCTATATGGATGCACGCTTGATTATTATCGAAGAGGCGCAATTCTTTGAAGGTCTCAAAGAGTTTGTTCTACATGCAGTTGAAACTGATAAGAAGGATGTCATCTGTGTTGGGCTTGATGGTGATACAAAGCGACGGCCCTTTGGTGAACTTCTAGAACTCATTCCTTACTGCGACTCTGTAGAAAAGCGCCATGCCTTCTGTAAGCGCTGTAAGATGCCCATGGAGGCCCTGTTCACTCATAGTGAAAAAAAGTCAAAGGATAACCAAGTCGAAATTGGCGGCGAGGAGATGTATGAGCCACTTTGTAGGGTGCATTATCTTCAATGCAATGGATTAGATTAATCCATCTCTAGTTCTGTTATAACTGCAGTATAGCAATTTTTTGCATCTGTCTTCCAAACATCAAAGTTTTCTAGATTACAGACAGAATTGCTGGGCTTGCAGAGATCGGTCATAATTTTATATAGATTACAAGGATGCGACTTGAGAAGAATCCAACTTGTATGATTATCATAATTCTTTAAAATTCCTTCTGTCCAATGGTTCATAATGGCATGAGAGTAATTATCTTCAATTGAATGAAATGTATATGTATTATAATCCATGAGTCCATATCCAACAATCTCATCATGCTTTTGTTCAAGAATTTTTAGATTTTTGATATCTTCCATAGTAATATATACGAGCGAATACTTGATATCATTTCCATTTAATACTTGAATTGACATATTTTATATATACTAGATATCTTTTACTTTAAATATTAACTACTTTGGTTTAAGAAAGTATTCAGTATTATTTTAAGATGACTATTTTTACATTTGGTGATAGCCACTCTGTTCATCCTTTTGATAAATTGCCCTATGTAAATCGTAATAGTATTGGACCCACACTCGCTTTTTCAGTTGGACGTGATCGACTCGCACGCCTTGACTTACGTAAGTTTCCTGTTGCTGAGGGGGATACTGTTATTTTCTGTTTTGGCGAGATCGATTGTCGCTGCCATATTCATAAGTATGTGACAGCAGAGACTTCCTATCAATCTATTATTAAGAAGACGGTTGATTCCTATTTTGAGGGACTTCGGGATATAGTCTCACACTTCAAGAAACTCGAAGTCTATGTGTACAATGTAATTCCACCAATTGAAGTGGATTCTACAATCTGGAATAATCCTGAGTATCCGTTTCTCGGAACAAATGAAGATCGGAAGAACTACGCCCGTTATTTTAATGAATGTATTGCAGTAAACTGTCTGTCCTATGGCTATGGATTTTTTAATATCTATAACAAGTATACTGACTCCAATGGATATCTTATCCGAAGTGAATCAGATAACCTAGTTCATATTATCAATCCGCAGCATCACCATGAATTTATGGTGGCGCGGGGTTTTTTTGAAACTAAACCCTCTCTTCCGACTATGAAGGCAACGCTCGGTCAGATTCACTCAGAGACAGTGGCTGGACGTATTCTCATGGGTTTGGTGCAGCATGATATGAGTATTAATACAATTCTAGATGTAGGTTGCTGGAATGGCCTCGGAACCACTCTCTGTTGTGTACTCGGTGCACTAAGTCGGCCCGAGTATAAGCCTGTAAAGATTCTCTCACTGGAGACAAATCGTGAAAATCTTCAGTATGCAAAGGAGAATTGGGCTACGAGGCCAGGACGTGAGATGGTCGATTTTGTAAATGGTCGAATCGCTACGAGCCTAATGCCCGATGAAGAGATTCATGCGCATCCGACTTTCCTGAAGAATAAACCGCACTATGACCTCTGGTACGAATCGGATAAGAGGGCCTTCATGGAGGTGCCACATGTTCAGGTGGGACAGACAATGGATCTAGTCATTCTGGATGGTGGAGAGTATTGTGGGTTTTCCGATTACCAGGAAGCATGCAAGTTAAATCCGAAGTATCTTTTTTTGGATGACACAGATACAATGAAGACGGATAAAGTCCTGGAGCATGCACAGAAGAACGGATTCACTCTGGTGTTTCAAAATGCAGAGAGAAATGGCGTGGCACTTCTAAAGAGAAATGCCTAAGACTACTAGAATGGAGGCACCTTGGTACTGTTATTGCCTAGTGTCTTCGGGTGGAGCGACATATATTGGTGCAACTGTCGATGTAGATCGCCGGTTGCGTCAGCATAGAGGAGAAATTGTGGGGGGTGCGAGGGCCACACGGGCAAAAGTGGCCGCTGGAGAGACATGGCGGCGGCACTGCTATGTAGGACCGTTTACAAAACATGATGCGCTCTCATTTGAATGGCATTGGAAACATGTATCAAAGAAACAGCGTGGTGGAGCGCTAGAGCGGCGCATTGCGGCTCTCAATAGCCTCCTTGCTGATCGAACGGCGTGTGTAGTTGTTGAGGATCAAAACTCCCAGGGTCTAGGAGTCCTTGTCGACGGTCCTCTTGGAAATTCTGTTTCGGTGGGGGCGGGGCCTGTTGCCCCTGAGGCGCCTTAGGAATAGGTGTAGACGTCTGGTAGGCCTGAGCCGTAGTCGGTGTAGGTGCTGTAAAGAGAATGAAACAGAGTGCATAGAGTAAGACCAATAGGCATATAAAGACAAAATGGAGCGGAACTGATTTCAGATACATTGCCCCGCCAGCCGTAGCAATTACCATTAATGCATCCGCTACAAGAATCTTTGCGCCATTCTCCTTTGCGTAATCCTGGAAGACATCAATCATTTCATTGTAGCCACGAGGGAGGCCCTTAATAGTCGTGAAATAGAAGAAGAGGTCATGGAATAATTGGAAGAGAACTACACACAGCATAAAATAGAGCGGTGACCAGTCCATGACGCTCTTGAAGAAATAGGTGTAGAGAAAACGGGCGGCCACAACGCCAATCATCAGGCTCATAACATCTGCGCCCACAGCAAAAATGCCAAAGCGTTCATACCAATCATTAAGTGCCATAGTACCCACGGTTGGTTTGGATCCGGCATATTTAACAAGAAAAAGAGTGATAAGTTCTACAAAGATCGCCGCAGTGCCAATAAAGACCAGGTCTTGAGAATCTGTAGTATTTGAAATGTCCATCCTACATGAGCACTGGGAAAAATTTGAGGGTAAAGGCTGACCGGACTACTGTCAAAGTGTTAATGTCATCAAGGGAGTGTTGTTCCAATACATGCAAGCAAATGGGGGGGTGGTGTCTTGTTACTGCAGTAGGGATTGGGTTTGTAGCGTGGTCGTCCAGTCATGTCTATATGTGTTTCTGCGCCCCACAGGGTGCCTGGGGCTTTGTGCAGAGTCTTCTCGTCATGGATAGCAGTTTCTGTCAGATTCTAATGGGTCTAATGATTCATATGCAAAGTATGTATAGGGCGATGCTCGTAGCCTTCTTGTTTGGAATTGTAGGTAGTCTTACAAAGGTTGTAAATTGGGTGAATGGTGAAGAGTTAGATATTCCAACAGAAATTCAGGGTCCTGTTCTTCGTAGGCGTAGAATTAGAAACTAAAATTTGAGTTATTCACAGGCTTTTTTATTGTAGTTCAATGAAGCCATCCACTTCTACCACTTCACTTACTGAACTCACTGCGGTGACTCCTGAGAATGAATGTTTTGTCTGTCTTGAACTCACTCATGAAAGTGGTGCTGCTCTCGTAGAGAGTAGTAAATATACAACATGCGGTTGTCGATTCCATGTTCATCCAGTTTGCTGGAATCAATGGATTCGCGAAAAACATGCGGTCAGTAATTTGCAATTTCCATTCTGTCCAATTTGTCGCAAAAATTCAGAGCATCCATCTTTACCACCCATCGAAGCATTTTCAGTTGAATCCACAAAGTGGTTTTATCTATATGTGTTATCGGCAATCCTACTTAGTTGTATGGCAATTATGGGTATTATTCTTGCATCTTTTAGGAAGTAAAATCTATTCAGTTCTTCTGTATTCAAACAGCACGGCTAGTTGAATAAAGAGGTTACAAAGTTACTTAATTAAAATAAAAATATACAAACACGCACCACTGTGAAGTTGTGCGTTTAGTTTGAGTAAGCAAGTCCACCCATGCCAGACATCACGCGGAGAACGTTGTAGTTCGTCGCATAGACGTAGACCGTGGAGGAAGTGGCCGTGCCAACAGCGTTGTTGGACACCGTGAGGAGGAGCGTGGTGTTGTCAATGCGCGACAAGTTGCACGTTCCAGAGGGCTGGTGCTGCTCCGGCTGGAGGGCGAAGGAGTAGACGTTGATGCCAACAGACGGGATGTTGGTGTGGTGCTGGTAGGGCTGGACCTCGTTGAAGTAGCGGCCCTCGCGCACCTGGAATCGGTCGTGGCCGTTGAGCTGGATGAGCGCCGTGACGCACGGGTTGCCGCCAGCCATGCCCTCAATGCGCGTGACTGAGTAGCCAGACTCGAGGACTGACCGGTCCCACCAGTCAGAGAAGTTGAACGGCTGCTGGCCCTTCCACGGGTTGATGACGTTGGTGTCGCAGCTGGTGAAGGAGTCGCGCTGGACAACCCAGACGAGCTCCTTGCACGGGTGGTTGAAGTTCAGCTTGAGCTTGTTGGAGCTCGAGGTGATTGACTCACCGCCCGTGAACTGGAGAACCTCGATGAGGTACTCGTGGGACACCTGGGCGAACTTGCGACGCTCATCCGTGTCGAGGTAGATGTAGTCAACATACAGAGAGCACGCAACGAGGCCAGCGTTGCCAACACGGGTCTGGATCGCCGTGGTGGAGGACGCCTGGGGCGTGTACGCCCAGCAGAGGTTGGTGAGGTCGTTAAACTGGAGATTGATACGGACCTCGTGGTACTGGAGCGCGATGAGCGGGAGAGCAAGACCAGGGTTGCGGCAGAACCAGAACTGGAGCGGCACGTAGAGGGTGTACTCAGGGGAGCAGTTGAGGACCTCGTTGGACGTGTTGGGCTCGCCACCTGAGCAGTAGTTGTCGCAGGTCTCGCCGCCCTGAACAAGGAGGTTGGTGAGCTGGGGGATGTTGCCAACCATCTTGGCATAGCCGGCCTGCTTGCCAGGCTCCTGCGTGAGCTCATTCCAGATGTGCAGCCACTGGCCATAGTGCTTGTCGATGCGCTGGCCGCCGATCTGGAGCTCGACCCAGTCGATGAGGTTGTGGCCAACCCAGTTGAGCCAGCGGAACTGGGCACCTGAGCCGTCTGAGGCCAGGAGGGAGACGCTGGGGAGCGTGGCCTGGAGGTACATACGGTAGATCAAGTCACCGTTGCGCTGGATCGTGCACGTGACCTGCTTGCCGAAGTTGGGGGCGCCGTTCCACGGGTTCTCGATGGCCTCCATGGCGAAGTTCGTGTGGCGGCGGTAGACCACCTTGAAGAAGGTGATCTGGGGGTTACCAGTGAGGTAAACATCCTGGGCTCCATAGGCGACGAGCTGCATAAGACCACCACCTGTCATTTTAGTTTATAACCTTCACTTAGAAAAAAATTTTGGCGCAAGAGGAAATATTCTTCTGGAATGCCTAAACGGATTCAGGAAAACTCAATAGAATTTAGTATGGGTGAACCCTACTTCAAGATAAGGCCAACAAAGCGGTCTAATCCGGAGGCTCGTACTACGCTCGATGCAATTCATCAAGTGAAAATGTCCCAACTTATGGAACAGAAACAGGGAATTGAGTCATTAAAGGCACATCAAAAACAGTTAAGCCATGAAATAGAGGTTTGTGAAAACATTATTGAAAGGAACTTGAAGGAGAATCGCCTGCGTGAAGTGACCCGTGAGATTGAATCAATTGATAAGGAGGATGACTTACTGAATTATTTTTTGGAGACGGGTGATATTCTTTACAAGTATTACGATATCCAGGAGAAGATTCAAAATGGAGTAGAGAGTCTCCAGAAAACCAGGAATTATGTGAAGCCGGGGAGTGTCCTTGCGGCCCTCCATGAAGCGGCTGGCGAGAGCAGTGAAGCCACGACGGACCTCAAAAAGGAGATGAAGGGTGAGAATTTACAAAGGGATAAACTCCTCGATAAATATCTACAGAAGGTCGATCCTGGCCATGCGAGAAATACATCGGTTGAGGCTGAGAGTGGATTTGGTCTATGCGATGAGTGCTCATCCGAGATGATTTTTAGTGCCAATGAGGCCATGTTTAGTTGTGCAATATGTGGTCACCAGGAGTTTGTTCTTATGGACAGTGATAAGCCGAGTTATAAGGATCCGCCGCGTGAAGTGAGTTATTATGCATACAAGCGTATTAATCATTTTAATGAATGGCTGGCACAGTTCCAGGCCAAGGAGTGCACCGATATTCCTCAGGAGATCTATGACCAGATTTTACTGGAACTCAAGAAGGAGCGTATTACACAACTTGAGGGCTTGAAGCCGGCGAAGATTCGTGAGATTCTGAAGAAAATCAAGGCGAATAAATACTATGAACACGTGCCCCACATTACAAATCGTCTCAATGGCAAAAATGCCCCTGTGATGAATCGCGAGATTGAGGAGAAACTTCGGTATATGTTCAAGGAGATTCAGCCGCACTTTCAGAAGCACTGTCCCAAAGGACGCAGCAATTTTCTTTCGTATTCGTATGTTCTGTATAAGTTCTGTGAACTGCTTGAACTGGATGACTATCTCCCGAATTTTCCTTTACTGAAAAATCGGGACAAACTCTATACCCAGGATAAAATCTGGCAGAAGATCTGTGAAGACCTCGGATGGGGATTCATTCGCAGTATCTAATTCATGTAATATCCACCGGCATACGGAAAGACCCAGGGACGAAGTTGACCAGGGTCCTCACCCGTCATATCGGCAATTTCACGACGCACCATCTTCGGGTAGATATTATTGTAATAATTATAATCTTCTGCGGTCGGTACATGGCTGGTTGTCAGTTGCACCATGGTTCCAGGAGATGTGAAGAATTCACGCAGCGGGCTGATCACAGAGAGAAGAATGGCGGAGGCAAAAATAACAAGGATAAGCGCTGTATTGGAAAGACGCATTCTACTTAACCCCTACCAATTTGTGAGGCGGCCTGTTTGAGAGATGCCGCCGCAGCCATATCACCTGTAGTCGCGGCTTGCCTTGCTTGGCCTAAAAGTGTTTCCTTTTGAGCCATTACTTCAGGTGAAAATCCGCCAGCCATTTGAGGCATTGGGGCCATTTGAGGCATTGGTGCCATCTGGCCGTAGGGAGCACCCTGGAGTTGCATAGCAGCAGTTGCGCGATAGCGATTAAATGTAGGTGATTGGATTGGTAAGAGAACCTGTGCATCAAACGGTAATGAAATGGGCTCAGTCATAGGAGGCTCCATTTGCATGGGCATTTGCATAGGCATTTGCATGGGCATTTGCATAGGCATCTGCATAGGCGGTGCCATAATGTCCTTGATAGGCTTTGCTTGAGTTATCTGAGCAGTAGGGGTCGGAACCGGATTTCCACTTGCATCCTCAAATCTCTCCAAATATGAACGCGATACCATAAGTCCTCCAAAGAGAACTGTGCAAATAAGCACAATAAGTGCAACTGTGATTGTTGACATACGCATTTACTATTTATCTATATCATAGAAAAATAGTAGATTTGTTGATAGTCATATTGATTGGCCCAGGGGTCGCTAACTGTATGTTTAGCGGGGGAAGCCAACGAGGTTCGCGCCAATGCCGAAGCCGGCACCCTGGCGAGCCGTCACGCCGATGGACGGGGAGACGAGGTCGAGCTCGGCGAAAACGGCCGCGGCGAAGATGGCGATGGCGAC